GGTTTGAGTAGGGCGAGCCGTAAGCCAGGCGATAGTGAGCGGAGCTGCAGCTGCGATGTACAAGGAGGGGAGGACCATGGTCCATAGAATCGCGTGTATCGACCAAAACTCTCCGCCCATATGGACGAGCAGCCATGGAATAGTAACCTTGATGAGAATCAGCAAATGACTGTCGTTGTTCCACGGATTGTGGATGAATAAGGCGTAATAGAGGGCCATGTAGATGAGAACCGTTAAATGCGCGTAGCGGCCTGCGATATCGTATCCCGGTAGCAGCTTCACATAATAAGGGGTCTTATTTTGATGCGTCTTCGATGTGAAAATAAAGCGGGCTGTATCGACTTGTCGGACTAGGGATGCGTAGATGCGCTGGGCCGGGGTGCGTAGTTCGGTTTGTTCGTCTGGCTCTGGTGCGCGGTAGAACCGAGGATCGCCGTGACAAGGGAGCGAATAGAAGTAGTCGGGGCGCAACATAACGGCTCCATAAGTGCTAGTCGCATCTTTTTTGCTGGTGTCGCAAGTTTTCATGAGGTATTTGATGGCCTATCTCCTCGAAACCGTCCGAAGGTGCTTTGTCGCCGAGCGGATGGCTAGGGTGAGCCTCAATCGATACTAGATGGATACCACCAGGATGATGAAGAAAGCCACCAAAATGGTGGACACCACTCTAAACCACTGCCATGCCATGCCCATGTAGTAGTTTATGGATGGGAAGGCAACGCGGACTACATGAAAGAGAGCGTCCAGCCAGAGCAATTGGTTCAAGGATAGGTCGAAAGATCCACACGGGGACGCTCTCCAAGGGTCGTACAAAGAAGCGTACACCATGGCTAGTACCCTATGTATCGAGGATTTGAGGTGTTCGTTGCCGGGAAATGGGGTGTTGACGAGGTTCTTGCCCCAATCCTTCAGCTCCGTCTCGACGTTGGGAATCCCGTAGAGCGGCAACAGTATGTCGGTGGCATGGACTAGCATTCTCACGAAGAATGGTTTCGGGGTGACCGTAACCAGGGGGAAGTTGGTTTGACGCACACCATTGGATTCTTGAAGGTAGAATAGAGCGGCGGTTTCGTACTATGAAATCTATGCGTATTTTTCACGAAGTAAGCCCACGTTAGTGCCCGTCTGAAGGGCCACGGTGTAGAGCCGTTCTTCCTCTTTCCCTTGCGCGACGCGTTGATTCATGAGGTGTATGGCGTGCAACGGCAAAGTTGGAAGCCCATAGCACTGGGGAAGGATGACTCTCGTGTTAAATGCGATCATTGAAAAGAACGTGGCGAGGGGCATTTCATCTGGAGTATCTAACGCGTCATCGTCCAGAAGCGGAATCTGGAGGAATGCATCTATTGCACTAGTGTCATTGGCGTCGGGGAATCCGTCGAGCTGCGAATTGGTGTGACGGTACGTGTGCGTGTCTTTCGGCGTGTATTCAATCATTTGGTAACCTGTGTCGAGATCGTCGTACACCCGGATTCTAGCATCCCGTTGCAGGATAGTGCCTGAACAAGGAACCGGGGCGTATCTCATGCCAGATATGTACTGGGTGACCGGTAGATTGCCAGTGTCGTGCGGGACGAGGCCTTCGGACATGTACCAATACGAGGAGTTGTTCAATATGGCTAGGGCGACACATCCGATTTCGGCGTAAGCGGCGCAGTGGGGATACTCATGGATCTTGTAAGATGCATGACGGGCATCGGCCCATGCTGTCTAGTAGTAGTGACGATCATATGCACCGCATTCGTTGTCTATTGGGCGTAGGTACACTAGCGGGTATGCGGTGAGGGATTGTAGGTAAAGCCACAAATCCGGGTAGGCCGCCACCTTTGGGCTGACGACGATCACTAGAGTGTTAGGGTTCTTTCTCAATTGCATTGCAAGTTTAATCGCGCACGAAGCGGCGCAGTAATCGTCCATATATCTGGCCTTGGCGTGATTTGAACCATGCATGGAAAACGTGTTCTCGCCGAGGTCTTCGTGATTGGAAGGGACCATATTATGCCGCGCGAGGACGGCAGCCACGTCTGTAGTGTAAGGCCCAAGATAGTTACACTTAATGCGAGGAGGATTCGTGGTAAAATCGACCGTTATACCTTTAGACTCGGCCACCCGAGTGTAGGATAATGACTTGGCTCCCTTTTCCCAAACTTTGAGTAACTGGAATGCGCCGGCTTCTGCATCCGCCTCGGGAAATGAATTCAAAATCTTGCCGTGGATGTCCGCAATATACCCCAGGACCGGCTTAGATGCTGAAAGAACATGCGGATGGGGTTGGAAATTTGCCGGATCTAATACTGCGGACAGCGTGGCATCCCAGTCCACCCATGGCCTGGCTACGAGCGACTTAGCTTTACGCACGCAGTCCTCGAGAGTCTTCAGTGGCAGCTCGGACGTTTGGAGCCCCAGAGGACGAATTTTCTGAAGATCATGATAGGTGTTACTCATCATGATATAAAGCGCGACGTAGTAATTCAACGTGGATTCGTCGGAATAATTATCGCGAACCCATCTAATGGTCTTGGACGCGCTGTTCTTGTGATGAGGATTAACGTATGCCATGAATCGAAATATCGCCAGCGTGTCAAGCTTCATGTCCGTTGTCTTCAGGTCGAGCACGGTAAAAGGTTGTCTATGGCCATCCTTGTCGAGGCGGATGGCGTGGCGTAGACCCATGCCAATGTCGACGGTGTCTTTCGGTATAGCATTTGTGTAGTGTTTAGGTCTGTGGTCGCCGACAGAACGTTGTGCTTTATGGACCGCATTGATCACTTCCTGGGCGTCAATGTCTTCCACCGGCGCATTTCTGGAATTGTCTTCAACTATGCTCGCGCGGTGTTTAGGTGCATCGAAGGAATGCGCGGGGGACGGCGCCTGAGCCGCAGACTTAGTACATTCGTGTGCTCCATCCAAGCCGTACGCTTCTGGGTTAAAGGCCTTGGACCCGCGATGATCCGGTTGAGGTTGGACATCCGATTTTGGGCGTTTCTAAACCTTCTTCTGTCTCTTGTGTGCCTTGGATTCGCCTTTCTTGGACGAGGTGCTGATCATGCCCGTGAAACGGGAGAATGAGCCGCGACAGAATTCGGGGTCCATGCAAGGCTCGTGTAGCGGCGGGGTCAATTGGCTGAGCTCCACGTCGGTGATTCGATATACCAATGAAACGTGGGCTACGTCGGTGCCAGGAGATTGGGATGGAACGGTGGTAGCTGAAAAATTGTTCCAGGTCAAGGTCCTTGAGCTTCTAGGGACGTTGGTAGTCAGAGGGTGACCGGTGCATTGCTCTTCGCACATGAGCAGCTCGTAGATGGTCTAAGCTCCTCTTTTAGTATTGACCTACACGTCGCGATAATAATCGTCCTCGAACCTCTGCTCCGCTACGCATTTCATGACCCACGTGGCGTAAGCCGCACACCCCCCGTTGAAGCACGGATCATACACGATGAGGGTGCGCTGGGACGCAGAATAATAGCAAGGCCCGATGAGTAAGCACTTGTATATTTCTCCTTGTTGTAACTTTTTAACTAATTCGAACTTAGGAAGATATGAATGCAGAAACTCTGAAGGGGTCGTGACAGGATCGGAGTCGATTGCGATGTGGCTTGAATCGCCGTCGGTCAAGTCGAGCCCATAAAAATCTAAGCGGGCGAGTAAGTTGGCGAATCCACCCGTAGGAACAGGCTCTTCCTTTGGAGGCGCAGTTTCCTTTGCAATCAAGTTGTCCGATGTGGACACTGCGGTGAGGGTTAAGAGGGATGGGTCTGTTGGTGCGAACTAGTTTGGGGGGAGATCGTCTGTAGTTTTCTCTCCCAGGTCGGCGCTCTTAGGGCCGAGGAAAGAGTCGTCTGGGGTGATTTGCGGAGAGGGGAGTTTCTCGCCGGTGGCTGACTTGTACGCTTCGGCCGCTTTCCTCTTAGCCTCTATCTCCTAGTCCAGATCGAATTGGGCAGTTTTGTCACTCTCGGCGACACTGGCGTCTTTCAGCTTGGCATTGGCCTCTTTACGGCCTCCTTTCGCGCGTGGTGGGCTCTTCTATGGGGTGGAAGATGGGTTGGACGCAGTCGAAGGTTTTAAGTTGGACATGGCTGGAGACCCGGACTGTGCGGAAGTGCTGAGTTTCGACGGACGCTTGGCCTTAAACGCAGAATCGGTTAACTAGTGCACTTCTTTGCGTGACCGGGAAAGGCGGCGGAGGATCTCGTCAGTTTCTTTCTTAGATAATACGACGCAACTTGGTCCGCCGGCTAACAAAGTGGCAGCGGGGAAGTTGCGAGCCCCCTAGTTGAGCTTCTTCCTGTCTTTGGCAGACAGGGCGTACAGATCGTATTCTCTTTGCACGATCGCGTCGCTGTACGCGTAAGGAGTAGCCTCGATTTGGAGCACATCGTGGGCGAAATCGAAGCGTGGCATAGCGCGCGAGACCTCAGGGTCGGCAAGACAAGCTGCTTCCACTAGCCTGAGTGGGGTCATAGGCTCCATGGTATAAAAAGCTGCGATCCAGTCGGCTGGGACGGTAGGAGCAGGGAGAGCATAGCTGGCTTTGTCGTACTTAGGATCATGTGAGAGTCTGATCGAACGATACTGCACGAACCCGGAGGCAATGGCAAGCAGCTGTTTAGTGTGAGCATACTGAAGCATGACGCGGGCAATGATTTGGGCCTCTCTAAACTCGGTGGTAGTCATGTTGTTCAAAGCATGCTGAGCCATGCCGGCGGTTTGGTACTCAGACAGTACGAACGCGCGGCATGCTGGGACGAGCTCTGGGTATAGGACACTGAAATACCTGAGAGCCAGGGATGGTTGCTTACCTTTATTAGGCAAGGCTGCCAGGGAGCAAAGACTAAGCATGTTGGTGGTCGCCCCGTCGACTGTGTAGCATACATGGTGACGGCCTAACAAGTAGTCGTAGCGGTGTACAGGACGGAATAACTTCATGTCGTTGAGTTCTTCATCGTAATGGCAGACCTGGTCTTGGCCGATGGCTGTAACGGATCCGTTAAACTTGAAGCCGAGCACATGTTCTTCAGAAAGGTGTTGAGGGGTCCACTCCCATGGCGGTTGGGCATTCACTTCGAGCTCCGTAGACACGGGATTAGTGGATGGGGCATGCTTGCAAGCCTGAGAATGGACGGCTTTGCGTTTAGCCCAAATGATGTCGTTCTCGGGTGTGCCTTTCTAGTGCAAAATGTCTAGTCCGTCTATGCACTTGTTGTAAGTCTCCACTCCGCGGGAGGTGACCTTAGCGCAAATCTCGTTAGCTAGAGCTACGGCGTGTTGCTCTGGGGTCCTTCGCAGCCTATCCTCCTTCAACTCAGAAACGTTGGAGAGCTCGGATTTAGGGGCAACGACCGAGGACGTCTACGATGGCTCGCTCGCAGTCGACGTCTGCACGCCCGGAAGGCGGGGGGCCGCGTTGTGAGGATTCACGGGGACCTCATCTTCGAAACGAACCTAGCGCTTGAATTCCGAGTTGTCGTGCGTCTTCTCCTCCTCTTCTGACTCGGAGTCCGACGAAAGAGATTGACGCGCATTGGCAGACGGTTTCTGAGTTGTGCTCTTGGTTAGTACACTCTCTTCAGTTGGGACGGCTCCAGGAAGCTTTTGGTTGCTCGTTTGGTCCGAGACTTTCTTCTCCGCGGTCTTCCGCCCGAGAGAAGCGTCTCTAGCTTTGGCCATTCTCGCGGCTATAGCCTAGCCCGCCATCTTGGCGTACTTAGTGGCTGCTATAGTCGCATTATGGGCGGTGTTAACGAGCTTCGAGATGCGCGTAGTTTGAGGTTCCAGCTCTTCCAAACCGGTGGAGAGCGGAATACGAATGTAGACCCTGAGCGCGATTTTGCGTGGGCACCAAGCCAGCTAGCTGTACAACGCGGTTAACTCGGCTCCTGTGTACACCAACGGAAGATCGCATACGTAGTAACGAAGAGCCTGGACGGCGGCCAATTGATCACCTTTGAGATGGTCGCACCAGTCGCAGAGTCTACCCGAACGCTGTAGGTAACTTTCGGGCAGATCGAAATTGAAGTACTCGGAAGTGAATTCGTGGAACTCGAAAGTGGTGAGATTAATCCACTGGCGAAGCCTATTGTAAATTTTTGACAACAGGGCCTTGAGCCTATCCCACCACTTGGCTTCGCTGGCTCTTAACTTGAAAACGATGTCTTCCCATTCACTACGGGTAGTCGCATTCAAAGCCACCGGAGTGGGAGTGAGAGCTGAAGCTATACTATTGACCGACAGTGGTTTCTACATCAGGACGTATATTGCCACGTCGATGTGGATGGCCCCGGATGCAGCGACTTCAAGGACTTCGTTTACAGTCAACTTTCCTTTGCAGAGCAAGTGGGGGAGGAGCGAGTAAACGATCTCGTGGCCGTCGACGGTGATGGATTCCCCCTGACGATCGAAGTCGATATGCTTGGTCTCGGCGGTACGCAGGTCCGACTACTCGATCTTGTGGATGACTGGGACCGGAGCACTGGTGAACCACCCGCCTGTCGGTATCGAATCGATGTGGTGTGGGTGCATGTAGGTGGTGAATAGGCCCAAACTAAACTTGGTCCCATCTACATAGACTGAGTCCTGTTCGGATCCGGTATACGGGACGCCGAATAGAGAGCATGCGACCAGCTTAGGTCCGTGCATGTTGATCAATCTAGACAGGGCGTCACAAACTGCCTTCTACTCTTCGGCGAAGGGCATCCCGTTGGGAGGCTTCGGGCGAGTAGAATACAATCTCAGGATCCACTTACGGAGCACAATCCAGGCCTCCCCTTTCTTGGAAGTAACCTGTGCCGTAAGAATTGGTTGGTTATCTACATCAACGATACGAAGCGTTCTGACGCAATTGGAGGTAGCGGAGCCCGAAAACTGCCACGCGTATCTCTATCCCAGCTTGATGAGGTAGTCGGTCTGCATTCCGGCGGTCTCGCCCTGTAAAGGAGCGTTCCAAAGCTGTTTTGATGCGTCGTTGAAAAGCGTGTCGTATCCCTTGATGATGGTAACGGAGGTGTTCATGTCGTTAGAG